TCCCCAATCTGTCCAAGGCGAAGTATGATTTCTTGTAGCTTTCGATGAGACGATCAACGCTGTCGATCTTGTCTTTGAGTTCAGGCGTGGGCCTAGTGTCGTTGTAGATCGTCAGCGTCTCGCGGTAATCCCACAGCGCGGTCAGCACGATGTGGGTGTCCATTGCTCCAAGTCTGATTGCCATCACGCGGTCTCCTTTTCGATCTTGAGCAGCCCCTCACCGTAGATGAGGTGCGTCGGCAGCGGGTCTTCCTCGTAGCGCGTGTGGCCGATGTACTCGCCCTTTTCGACCTTGAGGTGCGGAGCAATCCACTTGAGGAAGGCTTCGATCTCCCCCTCGTAGTTTTTCAGGTCGCAGCGCACGAACAGGTACCAGCGGTTGACGTAGTCGGCGTAGTCCATGCTGCTCTGGGCATACGGGAAGTGGTAGTGGCTGGCACATCGCAACATCCACGGGCAGCGACCGCCGCCGAATGGCGTCGTAGCAGGTGGGTCTCCCGCTACCATCATCCGCAGCAGGTCGATCACCTCCTGCGGAGTGTCCTCCTTCAAGCCGCTACGCAGGTAAAGCTCTGTGTACATGCCCATGTTATGCATCCTCCCCGGTCGTCGGCCCTTGATCCTTGGGCCAGCCCATCTCACGCAGCCCAGACACGACATACGGCACCAGCGCCGTCGATGCCTGCGCGGGCTTGTTGTCCTTGGGCGGCTCTTCCGGCAGGTACTTATGCAACTCCGGCTCCAGCAACGTCTTGGCCTGCTTCAAGGTGCGGATGCCCCGCAGAATGGTTTCGAGTTTTTCTTTCATTGAGCGGCGGGCTTTCCACTGCTGTTCGGCGGCGCGGGATAGGTCGTCCAGCGGTCCTTGGACCTCGGTCACAAGCGCTTTGTCCTCAGTGCTGGTGTTGTGGCTTGCGCGATAGACGTAAAGAGTGCCCCCATGTCCATGCTCCCCCTCACGCTTCCAGACGATGTAGTTGTTCCCGAGGTGGGTGTGGTGTGAGGCGTAGCGCGTCGCCAGCCAAGGGCGCAGGGCTGGGTTGTCATAGATCGCACGGACCTCGGCAGGCATCTTCTCGACAGCCTTGGCCTGTAGCAGAGCATGCGCCTGCGCGGTGTGGTCGACCTCCGGGATGTCCGCCATGATCTTTTTGACGATTTCGGCCTTGTGGGTTTTGTTGAGGTTCATCTCACCACCCCATCCCGAAGCCGAAGAGGAAGCCCGCGTAGAGCAGGCCGAAGAGGCACAGGATGCCGATCAGGTCGGCGGCGATGTCACGGATTTTCATTTTGGTTTCTCCTATCAAAACGGCGGCTCTTCGCCGGGGTAAGTTGGTTTCCACTGTGGCGGCGCGTAGGCCGCTGGCTGGGGGCGTGGTGCTGGCTGGGGGCGTGGTGCTGGCTGGGCGATGACGCCCAGCCGATTGAGTTCGAATTCGAGGGTCAAATTGCACGGCACAGGATTGCCTCACGCATCTCTGCCGGGTTGTATGTGTAGAACTCATCCCGGTGGGCATCGGTGCGGTACACGCGATAGCGGGTGCCTTGGGTCGGGTGGGACGGGAACTGCTGCTCCACAGCCAAGTTCATGAACGGGAAGTCATTCTCCAGTTTCTGGCGGATGGTGTCGGTGTGCTGGGTGCTGATCCACATGGTAGTCTCCTTGTTTGCTAGTTCGTATGACCACCATACAGCCTGTCACGCAGCGTGCAAGCAAAAAATTACGCTTGACGCAAAATTATTTCACAAATAGACAGATCGAACCGAAGCACAGGAGGACGCCGTGAAGGCTCAAGACCAAATCAGACAGTGGGCGGCGGACGGCGGGCGCAAGCTTGGCTGGATCGCTGACCAAGTCCCCGTCGCAAAATCCAGCATGTCACGCTGGATGCAGAACAACATCACGCCCGGCGCGATCTACCGCAATCGGCTGGCCGAGATCACGGGCATCGACAGCCTGCGTGACAAGGGGGCGTGGAAATGAACCGCGCCGAGATATTGGACACCGCGAAGGCATATGTCATGAAAGACAGGGCCGCCACGCACGGCGACCTAGAGGATAATTTCGGTCTGATCGCGGCTTATTGGTCGGCCCACCTTGGGCGGAACATCAAATCGCACGACGTTGCCGTCATGATGACCCTGCTGAAGCTGGCCCGCGCCAAGGCCAACCCAGCCCACGCGGACAACTGGGTCGACGGCTGCGGCTATCTGGCCTGCGGCGGCGAGATTGCGGACAAGGAGAAAGACATGCAGGCCAAGATGCTGGTCGGCTTGAGGGGCGAGGCTCTCTGATGGCTCTGCATTATCACGGAACGCCGATCACGCCTGTGGCAGCCTTGGCGGAACTCGCTGGCAGATGCTTCTGCGTCTCACATGCAGCGCCGCAGGATGTCGCACGGGTTCACATGATCGGTCAGTCTGTGATGTTGGATAACGGCGCGTTTTCAGCTTGGAAATCTGGTAAACAGACAAACTGGAACGGCTATTATCAGTGGTGCGATCAATGGCTTGACTACCCAACCACATGGGCCGTGATCCCTGATGTCATTGACGCCGGAACGCAGGAGCAGGATGCTCTTTTGCGTGAGTGGCCTCACGGCCACAAGGGCGCGCCTGTTTGGCATATGGATGAGCCAATCTATCGACTCCTTCGGCTATGTGAGGAATGGCCTCGCGTCTGTGTGGGATCAACGGCAGAATATGCAATCGTGCTGTCTGACGCTTGGTGCCGCCGCATGGATGAAGCCTTCAATGAACTGACCTTGCGCCACAAGCGAATGCCTTGGCTTCACATGCTTCGCGGGATGCAGTTGTCTGGGAAGCAATATCCTTTTGCTTCGGTAGACAGCACCGATCTTGCACGCAATCACCATCTCCCGCATCAGACACCCCGCAAGATGGCTGATCGATGGGATGGATCACAATGCCCAGCGCGCTGGGAAATTCGCCCTCAACAAATGGACCTTCCAGTATGAACGGATATATCGCCTTGGCCGCATATGCGGCAACAATACCAGCGGCAAACTGGATGATAGGCAACGTTGGCCAGTGCATCCCAGATGGACCTTGCCTGATCCCAGTAGGATTTGGCCTCATGGCTCCTTCTGGGGTGCTGATGATTGGTGCGGCCTTGGTGCTGCGTGATGCCGTGCATCGCCTGCTTGGCTGGCAATGGGCAATCGCTGCGATTTTGTTTGGTGCCGTCCTTTCTTTTCAGTTCTCACCGCCTGCGCTGGTCGTGGCGTCTGTCGCCGCGTTTCTTCTTTCCGAGTTGGCCGACCTTGCCATCTATGCTCCCCTCCAGCGCAAGCGTCTCGCTTTGGCTGTTGCAGCATCCGGCTTGGTCGGCGCAGCGATAGACAGCGCGGTTTTCCTGTGGCTGGCTTTCGGGTCTTTTGACTTCATCGCTGGCCAGATCATTGGGAAGTTGTGGATGACGGCGCTCGCCGCTGCCCTGATCGTTTTTGCGCGGAGGAAAGTTTGATGGCACTCTACATCGGCATCGACCCCGGCAAAAGCGGGGCCATCGCTCTCCTCGACACTGACGACATGCAGGTCAAGACGTACGACATGCCCGGCACGCTCGACGAGAAGATGGGCCTGATCGCGGCCTTCGGCCCGGTCAAGTGCTGCTGGCTGGAGCGGCCCTTCTTTCCCCGGATGATCGGCATCAAGAACGCCGTCACCATCGCTGTCGCGTACGGTGAACTGAAGGCGTGCCTGTTCTTCGGCGGCGTGCCGACGTTTGAGGTAGACCCGTCCGCGTGGAAGAAGACCATGCGGCTATCGACCGACAAGAACGCCAGCCGCGCGCTGGCCAGCCAATACTTCCCCGACTGCTCGGACCAGTGGGCGCGGGTGAAGGACGACGGCAGGGCCGAGGCGGCTCTGATCGCATATTACGGATGGAGGAAGAAATGACCAGACGACCGTTCACCGGGCTGCCAGAGGACATGTACGCCCGCTACGACGATCAGGACCAGAATAACCGCGACTTCATCGTGGCGGCCTACGACAACAACATTATCAGCGAGTTGTTTTGGCCAAATTATGAGGCCGCGCCTTGGCATCTTCAGATGGAAGTTGGCAACCAACTCATCAATTTCTGGCCGCATAAGGCTAAGGCTCACGTCGCCTATGAGTCCAGCGTGGCCTACGGCCTGCCCGCTATGTTTGCCACCGTGCGGCGGGTTCAGGGCGAAACCTTTGATGACTTTGACCTAGTGGAGAGAGAGCAATGAGAACCGACCTGACGAACAAGGAATACCATGCCCACCCCGCAATCTCGTCCTCGGACGTGAAGGCGGTTTACAAAACGTCGCTGGCACACTGGAAAGGCAAGGTCCGCAAGGAAACCTCGGCCTTCGCCTTGGGCAGCGCCGTCCACGCTCTGGTGCTGGAGCCGGAGAAGAACCTAGTCCTGCGTGGCCCCGAGGATCGCCGTGGCAACAAGTGGAAAGAGGCGCAGCTTGCCGCCGATCTGGACGGCCAAATCCTGCTGCCAGAAGCCGAGTTCGATCTGGCCGCGCGCATCGCCGATGCCGTCAAGGCTCACCCGGTGGCGGCCATGTATTTGGCCGATCCGACCTTCGTGGCCGAGGCCAGCTTTTTCGGCATCGATCCGGCCACTGGCGTCGAAATCAAATGCCGACCCGACGGCTATCTGCCAGAGGTCGGCTTGGTGTTCGACGTGAAGACCACCACCGACGCCAGCCCAGACGGCTTCCCGCGTGAGCTTCGCAAGTACGCATACGACGTGCAGGCGGCATTCTATCTGCGCGCCCTGCGTGCCGCTGGCTACAAAGCCGACACGTTCATGTTCATCGCGGTCGAGAAAGAGTCACCGTTTGCTGTCGGTGTCCATGCCCTGACCGACCGCTATTTGGACCACGCCGATCAGGTCGTGACCCAGACCCTCCAAAAGATCAGCAACGCCACCGCAGTTTCCGACTTCACAACGGGCTGGCCACTGATTAACCATATCGATCTGCCGCGTTGGCAGACCGAGACCACCGAAGATGACATCTTCGACCAAACCGTAGACTTCTGAGACCACAAGCCAGAGAGGAGCAAACCATGGCTAACAATGATGACTTCCACAAGGTTCTCGTCAAGAACGTGACCCTGCAATATCCCAAGCTGAACCAAACCTATCGGTTCAACACCCAAAAGCAGGCCAGCGAACCCTGCGCGCCCACCGCATCCAACGCGGCTTGGTCCGTGGCCTTTGAGATGACCAAGGAGCAGGCCAAGCCGCTTTACGAAGAACTGCGCGCCCACTATGAGGCTTGCCGCTCGCGCAACAGCAAGATGCCTCAATTCAAGACCATCTTCAGCATGAAGAAGCTGAAGGACGAGCATGGCAACGAAACCGGCATGGTACAATTCACCGCCAAGCGCAACGGCATGAAGAAGGACGGCACGCCCAACAAGGCACCCACCGTCATCGACGGGCAGAAGCAACCGCTGGCCGATCTGGCCTTCTGGGGAGGCTCCAAAGGCACCGTGCGCGCGTGGGCTGTCGCTGTGATCGATCCCGATGGCAACGGCGGCATCTCCCTCCTGCTGGACGCGGTGCAG